CGGGCGAAGGTGAGCCAGCCGGCGGGCGTTGAGCAGCTCGAAGCGATGCAGGCCGGCACGTCCTTCGCGGTCATCGTGCACATGAAACCGCGCACCGACGTGCGCCGCGGGGACCACCTCGTTGCGCTCGACGACGGCGACGACCTGCGCGTCAAGTCGACCGTCATGCCGAGCGAGGCGGTCTACCTGCGCGCTGATTGCGAGCAGATTCAGAGCGAGGGCGGGGCGCCGTGACCGCCCTCGCTGTCCGGTCAAATGACCTCGGTCACGCTGCGCGGGAAGTAGGGAACCGAGGTCGGCCTCACGTTTTTCGCTTCGGCGATCGTACGAATGATCTCGGCCGCCGTTTCGCGGCGAGTGATCACGTTGCCCGAGGGCATGCGGCGCGACAGCGGAATGTCGAGCAGACGCAGACCTGGGGTCACCGTGTCGGCCGCCTCGATTACCTGCGCGAAAGCTTCGGCGAGTTCGGCGTGCGTCGGCGCGAGGATTTTGACGTCCGAGGCGAACTGCGTGGCGTCGGCTTCGGGCGCGGGGGTGAGGTCCTGCTCTTCGCGCGACCAACGAGTCCCGTTCAGCGTGGTAACCGTGTAGACCGTCATGTCCGAGTAGATGCGAACCTTGGTAATGATGCCGGTCATCGGAGTGTCGGTGTCCGTGATGGTAACGATCTGACCGAGGTTCATAACGTTCTCTTCCTGTCGCTGTCTCTCGCTTGCAAGTACAACCCTAGCAGGAACCTAGTAGGTTTGCAATGACTAATCAGCCCACGTGGACGATCCTGGTACCGACCCTAGGCCAGCGCGAGCACCTGTTCATGCGCCTGATGAGCGTCCTGCTGCCGCAGCTCGATCCGCACGAGGGCCGCGTACGGGTGCTCGCTTGGCGGAACAACGGTCAACCCTCGATCTCGGAGATTCGCGACACGCTGCTCGAAACGGCCGGCAGCGACTATGTCTCGTTTGTCGACGATGACGATCTCGTCCCTGAGTACTACGTCGCCGAGGTGGTGAACGCCCTCGCCACCCGCCCCGATCATGTCGGGTTCCGGCTCGAATACTCCACCGATGACCAGCACCGAGAAATAGTGGACCATTCACTCAGATGGGGTGGGTGGGGACGTTCACACGACGGCCAGCTTTTCCGTGACGTTACGCACATCGACCCCGTGCGCCGCGACCTCGCTGTCCGTGCCCGCTTCGCCGTTCGCCGCGGGCGCGCCGAAGACCGCGTGTGGGTCAAGAAGGTGCGGCAGCATCTCGCCACCGAGGTCTACGTCGACAAGATCATGTATTACTACCTGTGGCGCGAGGACATCACCGCGTGGCAGAAACCCGACCTCATCGTCCCGGTCCCCGGCCGCCCCGAGATCGCCCACCCGTACTTCTCGTGGCACGAGCGGTCCGACGCTTGACGTACCTGCTAGGTACCTGCTAGGTTTGCCTCATCGACAGCGAGACGCGGAGAAGCGAACCGTAGCGCTGCGGGGAGTGGCCTGGCCGGACCGGGCACCATGCCGAACTGTCGTGATCTGATCGCGGTTGCTAGCGCCGTGACCGGGTCGGATGCCGCCTGCGGTGAGTGTGGTTCATCCAGGCGGCATCCACATACAATTCCTCCCGTGACCGCTCCGATGATCGTCATCGTGCCCACCCGCACCCGGCCGCACAACGTCGTCCCGGTTGTCCGGGCCTTTCGCGAGACGGGTGCCTTCGAGGACGGCGTCGAGGTCGTCTTCGTGCTCGACGCCGACGACCCGGATTTCGGCGCCTACGCGACGCAGATGACCCTCGTCGGTGCGGGACCGAACCCGCATCGCCAGGCCGTCTCGTGGATCGCCGCCGCCGAGTGGGAACCCCTCGTGCCGAAGCTCAACAAGGCGGCCGACTATCTGCGCATCACGCAGCGCCCGTACGCCCTCGGGTTCATGGGTGACGACCACCGCCCGCGTTCTGCCGGCTGGGCGAAGTCGTACCGCGCCGAGCTCGAATCGGCCGGCACGGGCATCGTGTCCTGCCCGGACGGCTACCGCCCCGACGACCTGCCCACGCACTGGCTCATGACCTCCGACATCGTCGAGGCCCTCGGCGGCCGGATGGTGCCCGCCCCGGTCCATCACCTCTACTGCGACAACGCGATCCGTGAGCTCGCCAAGGAGGCCGACTGCTGGCGGTGGCGGGCCGATCTGCTCGTCGACCACCTCAACCCGTACGCGGGTCAGCGGGCGCCGATGGACGAGCAATACGAGCGCGTCAACGGAAGCGAGCAGTACCAGCACGACCGGGCCGCGTACCGTACGTGGAGACGGCATGGCGGGCTGGTCACCGATGCCGCAACCGTTCGAGCACTGAAAGGCAGAGCATGAGCATCGTCGTAGCCGCGCGCAGCGGCCTAGCCGTAGGCCCCGACGGGGCGAAGTACCGGCTCGCCGCGGGCCGCACCCTCGCCGACTCCCGGCATCCACTCGCGCAGGCGCACCCCGAGCTGTTCGCCCCGTATCAGATCGAGCTGTCGGTCGACGAACCCGAGGGCGACCCGGCCGCCGAGCGCGGCGACGTCTCCTCGTGGCCCGAGAAGGTCGCCGAGGCCGAGCAGATCGCCGAGGGCTACCGCACGCAGCTCGCCGCCATCGCCGAGGGCCTGTACGCCCGGGGGCTCGTGCCGGCCGACGTCGACACCACCGCCGAGGGCTGGCTCGCCGAGCTCGTCTTCGCGGTCATCGACGGCCCCGCATCCGAGCAGGCCGAGCCCCCGACACC